CAGGGCGCGGCGGGAATGGATGTCGCGGCCGGGCGCCTCGTCTTCGATTGCCAGGTGCTCGGATGCGAAGAGGTCGCCGTTGAAGTCGGTCGCGCCGGACATATAGCGGTAGGGTTTGGCGATGCGACCACCGAGGAGGGGCGTGATGACGGCAGACTGGAGGAAGGACTTACCGCAGGCGGCGGGTCCTACGAGGGCGAGGGCCTGACTGGATCGCCAGGTGCCTGTCAGGACGGCCTGCCGGCGGAGCGCGAGCCAGAAGATGATGCGCCAGTATTGATCGTCGTTCTGGTCCAGGAGGTTATGGATGTAGGTCAGGATGCGGGCGCAGTCGCCGGGGGCGCCCGGGAGTGGGACGACGGAACGGGTGACGAGGATCGTGCCGTAGAGGCCAGCGCGGTGGCCGGCGAGTGGGCCGGCGTATTCGATGAGGGTATCGCGGGTGCGGCGCAGGAGCTGGCGATCGACCTCGGAGGTGCCGGTTTCGTCCTTAACGTGGGACACACCGGATTCGAGGAGGAACGTGCGGGCGCGGTCGCCGTTGATCTGAGCGTAATCGCCCCACGCGTTGCGGGTCCACCACTGGCCGGAGTTCGGATCGTAGTGGAGATCGTCGAGCGGGTTGGCCGCAGCCGGTACGGGTTCAGCCTGAACGGGTCGCGGTAGATCGCCAGCGGCGTCGAGGAGGCCCTGGATGGATACGTCAGACGGGATAGGGTCGGCGAGATCCCAGCCCTCGTAGAGCGTAGCGGGGAGGTGGACGAGGCGGGAGGCGGGGAGGCGTGCCTTGAGGTAGATCATGGCGTCGCGACCGGGTTTATCGGCGTCGGGCCAGAGGATTACGGGGGTATCGCGTGTTAGAAGGGGGTCGATAGCGGCCCGTTGGATGCGTTTGGAGCCGCCCTGCCAGGTGATAACGACGTGGGACGGGAAGAGTTTCGAGGCCGCGATGGCGGTTTTCTCACCCTCGACGATGAGAACCGGGTCGGTTGGGCGCCGTGCGAGGAGGTGGAGGTTGAATAAGGGGACGGGTTCCGGTGAGGTCCAGCCCTTCCAGCGCCAGTGGCGTGGGTTGAGGGGGTCCGGTGGCTGGTTTTCTGGTGGTAGGAACCGGAGGGGACGGACGTCCTTGGAGCCATCGGGGAGGTCGAATCGGACGACGTAGGCGTAGATGGCGCCGTCGGCGTCGGGATATGGCCAGGCAGCAGAGCCGTATCGGTAGGGCTGAGATGCGTCGTTGCGGTGGCCGTGTTTCAGGGGATCGAAGCGGCGAGGCTCGGGTTGGTAATCGTCGCGTATACCTAGGAAGTCGCGGGCCCACTGGGCGGACTGCGCCTTGGAGTAGACGTGGTGCTGGCCGATGAGTTCGAGGAGATCACCGCCCTGACCAGCGGCGTGGTCGTACCAGAGGCCCTGCTTGGGGCCCTGGAGTTCGACGTAGAGAGAGTCGCCTGCGTCGCCGAAGACGTTGCCGACGATCCACTGGGGGCCGATCTGACGGCCGGCGGGTAGGAGTTGAGAGCAGAGTTCTGCGACTCGGACGGAGAGGGCGTCCGAGAGTTCTGTGAGGGTCATGCTTGTAGTGAGTGAGTGAGGTTAAGGAGTGGTTGTCATAAAGGCTGGCGTGTGATCGCCGACGTAGGCACCGAGTTGGTTGAACTCGTGGAACTCGACGGCTTCCTCGTAGGTCATGCCGTAGGATTCCAGTTGAGCGATGACGCGGTCGTAGTCGTAAATCACGAATGCTTCCGATCCGAATCGGCTGGCGACCCCGAGGATGCAGTCGTCGAAGCCGTCCATCAGCAGGAGGTCTGGGTTTATGTCTGCGATTTGATCACGTGTCATAAGGGAAGGTCGCGGAAAAAGAGGGGACACTTTGGACTGCACGGAAATGGTGGGATTAAGTTGCAGTCCAAAAAGAGGGGACACTTCGGCTAAAAAGAGGGGACACTTTCAGGGTTCGCTGTCGCTGTTCAGGTCGTATTCCGTCGCCTCCAGGAGCGCGATGCGGAGCTGGCTCTCGGTCGCCTGCGCGGTGCCGCAGAGCATTCCGAGGCGTTCGTAGAATCGGTACTTACCTTCCGGTGAGAGGTGCTCGGGTGCTTTCTGGCCGTGCAGAGCCTGCGTGATAGCAGCTGCGCGGATTTCTGGTGGTTGATGGCTCATAGGTTATCGGTGTCTGAAACGGATCGGGCGATGATAGCGTGACCGCCGGCTGCGGTAATCTGGTCGGCCCAGTTGTGTTGGTCGGGGCGGACGCGGCCAGTGGGTGTCTTGACTTCGATGGATAGGAATTGAGCGATTGGCTTGCCAACCATGTCAGGTGTAACAGTAAGCGTGCGCCAGCCAATGAGGTCACCGGACCCAGGGAACAGGCCCATGCGAACGTGACGGGCGTCGCGCAGGAAGACGCCTTCGGGATCGCGGAGTGCCTTACCAACGTATCCCTCACCCACTTGGTTACGGAAGATGCGGACGTGCGGTTTAGATCCAGCTGCGCGCAGGATCAGGGCTTGGAGTTCGGATTCAGTCATAGAGATTTGCGTTGACGTGCTTGCCAGCGGAAGAAGGCCCAGCCTAGCTTATATCCCCGCTGCTTGGCGAGTGCTCGGAAGTCATCGAGCGTTTTGCATTTGGCTTCTTCACGGCGTTCGTTGCGTTTCTTGGAGATATTTTCGATCGACAGGCGCTGAAGCTCACCGTCTACCTCTTCGATTTTGCGAGTGGCTATCTCACGCTGCGATCCGCACTGAGGGCAAACGGTTCCTGCAAAAATCGCAAAGCACTTGGAGCACTGCTTGGTTTCTACGAGGGAGGACTTAGCCTTGCGCTTCTCGCGCCCTTCAAGGTCCCACTCACGCTCCTGCTCGGCTAATCCGAGGCGCAGGCAGTTACCAACGTGATCAAGAATCGTCGCGTGAGTCTTTCCGGGGAAAGGACGTAGCGAACGGCCCAACTGCTGAAGGTGCATAGACAGCGAGCGCGTGGGCCGCAAAAGGATGGCCGCGTTGACCGTCGGCAGATCGAATCCCTCCGAGATGAGTTCGCAGGAAGTGAGTACCAGGATTTTTCCAGAGGTCAGGTCCTCCACACGCTGCTTTCGAACCTCAGGCTCAAGGGTTCCGTCGATGCTAGCAGATGGGATTCCAGCTGCGGAAAACCGATTAGCTACGTTCTGGGCGTGAGCGACGGAGTTGCAAAAAGCAACGGCTCGCTGGTTTTTACAGAACCGCAGGTAATGCTCGACCGCGTCGCCGGTTATCTTAGGTGTGTCGATGAGGTCATCAATTTCGGAGCGATCAAAGTCGCCGCCGATCACGCGGACAGACGACCAGTCCGGCGTGTGCTTAGGCGCGTAGTACACGGGCTGCGCCAGGAATCCGTTGTCGATGAGCCACTGGACAGACGGACCCATGACCATGCGGTCAAACATGGCCCCAAGACCCTTGCCATCGAGGCGCTCTGGGGTCGCAGTCACGCCGATAAACTTGGCGGTCGGCCATGCTGCGAACATCTGGACGTAGGACTTGGAGACCGAGTGATGCGCTTCGTCGATGATAACAAGGTCCGGAGCGGGTATAGTATCCAGGCGCCGCGCTAAGGTTTGGATCGAAGCGACCATGGCAGGCTGAGTGGACGTGGATTTGCCCGCCTGAATGAAGCCATGAGGGACGCCGACGCGCTTCAGAGTGGCGCTGATTTGATCGAGGATTTCGCGGCGATGCGCGATAATGATAACGCGAGACCCCCGCTTGAGGACCTGGGACGTGATGTAGGAGAAGAGGACTGTTTTGCCGGAGCCGGTAGGGCTCACCGCCAGCGGGCGGTTTGCTCCAGATCCGAACGCCCCTCTGATATCGTTTGCCAGCTGGTTTTGGTAAGGCCGGAGTTCCATCGTGAGCCGTAGGCTGCGTTCTGAGGCTTGACGTGTCAAGCATAAGCTGCACACTGCCGGCATGAAAAACACGGTTCGAGTGAGCTACAGGTTGCCGATTGAAGTGGCGAAGATGCTTGAGGATGAAGCAGTGCGTGCCCGGCGCACGAAAACGGCGGTGCTAATTATTGCGATCGAGGACCACGTCTGGAGAGAGGAAGAAGAAAAACCCGTTGACACTAAGAAGAAGCGGTAGAACGATACCTCCACGACGCATAGCTTGGTTTCGTCAACCAGGCGCGAACTGGGCGCGTAATTCCAGTTGGCAAAGAGTGCTGAAGAGCACTCGCCGGTTCCACGGCTCGGGCTCGCCACCGAGGTTGGATTGATGGTCTTAGGACCTGCAATCTGCCTCGTGTCTCGGAGGGGTAGGTGAAGTAAACCCCGGGATAGGAGAGCCAATATGGCAACAGGAAACGTAATCAGCTGTAAGCAATTTCAGTCTTTCCTTGTCTCGCAGGAACCTGTGTATGACAAAGAAATCCTCAAGGACATCCGCCCGTTTGACGGGTTGATCGGATACTACAACACCGGATCGTTTGACGCGTATTCCGGCACCACTCACACGTTCGACCGCTTCAACAGCGTGTTCCCGAATGTGACTGGCGCTTGGGAGAATCCTACGGGCGCCGCCTGTACTGGAACGCCTTGCGACACGGAAGAGAACAAGATCGGTTGGGGCTTCACCCGCAATACCTATTCGCTTGAAAAGCAGGCGTGGGGTTCGGATCTGTTGTGCTTCGACCAGATTATGACGAAGACGAAGGCTAAGGAGCACTTCCGTCAGATCATCGACGACGTTCTTCGCCCTGCGACGAACTGGATCACGACCTACTACCTCCAACGCAAGGCGATGGAGCTGTCTGGTTACGATGCTCTCAGCAACACTCAACCTGGAGCTTTCGCTTGCAAAGCCGGTCTTCCGGCGATTGCTTTCTCTTGGGTTGGCACAGGTTACTCGGTACTGCGTGTAACCGACACTGCTGCCGCTGCAATCACCGCTGCGTCTCTTGGTCTGTTGACTCCGGACATCCTCCGTAGCCGCGTGACTCGTCAATACTTCCTGGGCGCCGTTCAGGCCGGTAAAGATGGTTACGACAGCCTCCAGCTGCACACCGACAAGGATACTTTCCGTTACTTGTCCAAGGATAATCCGTTGCTGGTTAGCTCCTGGCGTTTCGGTGAGTTTGCTCCCGCTGCCAAGGAGTTCTACAAGTACGGCTTTATGGGATTCGTCGGCGACTTCATGGTGAAGGTGCTGCAATTCCCGCTGCGATTCGTTTCGACTGCCACCGCTGGTAATTACCGATTGGTTCTTCCCTATCGGAACGTTACAGCGACCCAGGGTATCCGATCTGAGTTTAACCCTGACTACAACAACGCCCAGTACCAGATCAGTTACATCAACAACCCGCGTGCGTTGCGCGTGTTGCCGTTCCGCCCCGAGGCCGTGAACCCGAATATGCCGTTCCTGGTTCGGGATTACGGTGGTCGCTGGAAGTTCGCCACCAACGATCTTGGTGCCGATTGCTCCGGCAAGCCGATCGACAACAGCCGTGGAAACAAGGGTAAGTTTATTGCCGACTTCCAGTTGGCGGTAAAGCCTGAGCATCCGGAATGGCTTGAAGCAATCTTCCACAAGGTCCAAGGTGCGTGCCCTGTGATTGTTGCTGGTTGCGCTGCGGATCCTGGCGATTCCGCTCAGGATTACAACTCTGCGGACCCTGTCTGCCCGCGAGTGATTCAGTTCACGGCGACTACTGTCACTGGCGGAACTAACTTTGTGCTGAACGCCAATGCCAGCATCTTGTGTAACGACAATTACATCACCAGTCCTGCTATCAATGCTGCGAATGTGGCGGCCTTGGTGGTTGCAATTCAAGCGGCTTGGACTGCCGAGTTTGGCGCTAGCTCTGGAACCTGGAGCGTTGTCTCTGGCAACTTGATCCAAATTAGCGGAACTACCTGCGACAACCTCACGTTGGAGTTCTCGATTTAATCGGGTCGATAACAACGGGGCTCTCCTTCGGGGGAGCCCCCTTTTGAGGTGCTGGTAGCCGCCCGGAGCGTCCGGGATGCTAGCAGCCTCTCACCAAGACCTTTCACCAAGACTTCAAAGAAAAGGATTTTACGATGTACGGACAAATGATGGGTAAACGAAAGATGGACGGCATGGGCCGCATGAGTTCCGAGGTTGAAACCGTCGAGTTCACTCCTCCCAAAGAATTAAAACTGGAAGGCGATTCAGGAACCGCAATGGTTGACTGGCGCATGACACCGCGTGGAACCGTTGAGATCATTGGATTCGACGGCATAACGCTTGGTGAGACTGGCAAGCAAGACATGGAAGAGGACGCTGCCGAAAACGAGATGGATGACATGGAGGAGGAAGCCTAATATGCCAGTCTTAACCCCCCAAGAACTCGCCGATACGGGCGGTTGCTTCGACTGCATGATGCCCGTCTTGCAGCAGACGATGTTGCTGTCGTTGCTCCAACAGATTCAGGTCGCTTCATTCGACGCTGCCCGTACAACCGCAAGCCCAGGTGGACTCCTGACTGCGACTGCAACGGCCGCTGCTAACCCTGGTCGCCGTCGGTTTGTAATCCAGAACCAGAAGACTACTGAGCATCTCCACTTGAAGTTTGGAACCGGATGCACCACGACTGATTACCACTACGTTCTTTTGAGCGCCGCAACCGCTGGCGCTGGAGCATCATCACTGACTTTTGAAGGCTACACTGGCGCGATTAGCGTCGCTCCCGTCGCCGGAAGCCCGTCCTACACTTTTGCTGAATTTGTCTGACCTATGACAACCCCTTCGATTCAAACCCTCATTACGCAGGCTCAACAAGTTCTAAACCTGAAGTCTACCAATGAGATCCGCGCCACGCTTGCTGCCGTACTTGCTAACGCAAACGTCGGCACTCCCCTCAATCCGAGCCTGACCACGCAACAGCTGTGGGATGAGTTCTACGAGATCGTTCGCCAACCAAGCGACGACATCATGTCGATCGTCGTCGATCAGATGATGCGGATGGTGTTCTCCCCGCCGGCCCCCGGTGGTGCTGGTGCGGATAAGCAGGTGATTTTTAATGATGGTGGGGTGTTGGCAGGCGATGCCGGTCTGGTCTACAACAAGACGACCGATGCGCTGACCGTCACCGGACTCGTTACCGCTGGCTCCGCCACCATCACCGGCGCACTGACGGTTGACACCACGACGCTGGTGGTTGATTCGACGAATGATCGGGTGGGTATTAAGACCGCTTCTCCTGCTGATATTCTTGAGGTTGTCGGAAATGGAGCTACTGGAATTCGTGTTAGTCGCGCTGGTCTGCCGACTCAGTACGCGACACTTTCCGCTGGAGCGACAGGTCCGACTTTAGATGCGTCAGCCGCTCTTGGCTCACTTTCGTTTGGACTTGCTGGCACCACCGCCATGACCCTGAACTCTACGGGGTTGGGCGTGGGGGTTGCGCCGAACCAGAAGTTTGTTTGTGCTGGTCCTCGCGCTTACTTTGCTGGTGGTGGTGCTGTCTATGGAATCGGTGTTGGTTTCAATACCACTCGAACTGCTGCGGATCAGGTGTTTTTCATCGGAGCAACGGATTCAGCAACTCCTGATTTAGTAATCTCAAATGGTGCTGGAAGTCAGGTTGTAAGGATTGATAATACCGGCAACGTCGGCGTGGGGGTTACGCCGAGTGCGTGGGGTAGCAATTACACCGCTGTCGAGCTTACAAAAGGTGCTTGTATTTGGGGTGCTAAAAATGTTCCGTACACAAATGTTGGAGCAAACGTCTACAACGATGCAACAAATGAAAAGTACGTTGTAAGCGCAAGTACTGCTGCAACAAAATATCTACAAGCATCAGGCATTCATAGTTGGTACAACGCCATCGCTGGCACCGCCGGTAACGTCATCACCTTCACCCAAGCAATGACCCTCGATGCGAGCGGGAATTTGCTGGTGGGGACGACGACAAACTCTGATGTATTTAAGACAAACATTCAGTTCAGTGGAACTGGGACAAATGGTCTTATTGTAAAGAATCTGGCTTCGACCGGTGGCCCAGCACTTCTCTACTTGCTTGATAGCGCACAGACTCTAAATAACACTGGATCATCCGCTTATTACGAAGATTCAACCGCGTTACGCTGGAAGTTTTTCAAGAACGGTGGATTGTCCAACTTTCAAGCAAACAACACTAACCTATCGGATATCCGAGTTAAGACTGATATCAAGCCGCTAACTTCCTATTGGAACAAGATTAAAGCGTTGGAACTGGTGACTTTCAAGTACAAGGATCAGACGCACAGCGACGACAACATTGGATTGATTGCTCAACAGGTTGAGTCTGTTGCTCCTGAGCTAATCGACGTTGATGGATTTGGTGAAACTCCCGCTGATGGTGTTCCGCTCAAAACCATCTACAGCACCGACCTGTATCACGCCGCCATCAAAGCGTTGCAGGAAGCCATGACCCGCATTGAAGTCCTAGAATCCAAACTCGCCTAATAATATGACCATCCTCTGGATCATCGAACGCCTTCTCGTTAAGCCCACCGAAGGCTCTGAAACGAATGTCGTAATCACCGCCGATTGGCGATGCAACGGCACTCAGGATCAATACAGCGGCACTTGCTACGGCTCCTGCTCGTTCCAGCCGCCGACTGGTGAGTTCACTCCTTACGAGGATCTGACCGAAGCGCAGGTCTTGAACTGGTGTTACGCCAATGGCGTCGATCAAGCGGCTATTGAGGCGAACGTGACGCAGCAGATCAACGATCAGATCAATCCTCCGGTGGTGACGCTGCCGTTGCCGTGGGCGGCGCAGCCTTTACCGCCGGTGCCGCCTCCGGTTAAGGTTGCGGAGCCTGTGGTGGTTGCCGATACTTCCGCCGCATGATCAAGATCGAACTCAGCACCGAGCAGGTGAATAGCCTCCTCCAACTCATCGACATTGCGGTTAAGGCTGGTGGCGTTGCTAACGCCCGTGCAGCCCTTCCGCTTGTGGACCTCATAGTCGCAGCCGCACAGCCTAAACCTGAGTAATGGAACCGACGAACAACGGTAGTGCCAGCCCGGGGCTTTCTTTAGTCGCAGCAGCAGGTGCTACCGCTGTTTCATTTATCCCAATCCTCACCGACTGGGTTAGACTTATAACCGCAGTGGTTGGCTTAGTTTGCGCCTGTTACGCCGCATATCGCTTATTTCGATCCAAATGAAAAACACGAAAACAACTCTCGCTGGTCTTGGTGCAATCCTTATCGCTGTTGGCGGCGCCCTACGGGCCGCCTTCGACGCCGATCCCAGCACCAACATTGACATCGCTTCGACCATCGCAGCGGTGACCGCCGGCATTGGTCTTATAATGGCCAAGGACGCCGAGAAGACTCCTGTCGTTCCTCCGGTTTGAACTGGATCTATCAACTCGTGAAGGCTCTCTTGGATTTCCTCCGAGAGACGCCTGCACCGAAAGTGGAAGATGGAAATGCGCCAAAGCCTCTCAAGAACGATTTGGCTGCTCGTGTTGCCAATCTGCCTGGGCTGCCAGCAGACAAAAGTGATCCTCGTTCCTAGCGGCGATCCCGTGATGCTAGCAGAGCCCGTCCGCGCTCGCGTCTACGCGTTCGATAAGGACGGCAAGCTCTCTGGGCCCAGTCGGGTTACCCTTCCAGCTGGGTGGTACGTGCTTCCGAAAGCCAAATGATTACCTACCGAGGCCAGAAATTTGCCGGGTACAACAAGCCGAAATCAACCCCGGGGGCCTCGAAGAAGTCTGCTGTCTTGGCTAAGGAGGGCGGGCAAGTGAAGCTCGTGCGCTTTGGTGATCCGAACATGAGCATCAAAAAGCACATCCCGAAGAACCGTAAAAGTTTTCGTGCCCGGCATGGTTGTGACACACCGGGCACGAAGTTATCTGCGAAGTACTGGAGCTGCGCGGCGTGGTAGCTCAGTACGCCGACGGCAACTCGTCGATCGCGTCTTCAGCGCTCTTAGGAGCGATGCGCGTCGCAGTCGAGGTTCCCTCACCCTGACCGGGTTCAGAGGATCGGACCTTTCCAACTTTCTTCTCCAGCTCCGTTACCTTTTGCTGGAGACGGATCACTCGCAGGCGCTCACGGCCGTAGGCCCGAGCACGTAGGGCAACCTGTGCCTGAGCCTTCGTAATGAGGTCAACCTTGTCCTCGTAGCCCATGTCAGCATCGACGCCCTCGCCTTTCAGCGCGATTCGGATCAGCCGATCGCTTTCATCCAAGAGCTTGTTGCCATCATCATCTCCCTCTTCCCTGCCGAACAGCTGCGGGTGACTCTTTTCGTAATCCGAGAACTGCGATTCAAACAGCTCACGCGAACGAGATTGACGTCCTTCCACCTGCTTCGATCGCTCAACCTCACGCTGCGCTCCCTTTTCCTTCCATTCAGCGATGGACTTGTCGCGAGCCTGAGTGAGTTCGAGTAACCGACGGCGGTGGGCCATGATCTCGGGCGCAGCTGGCCCGAACGTCTCCTGAGCGATGATCGCGGCCTTGGCGACCGGCACGTTTAGGATCGCCATGATATCATGGTGACTAGCGTCGCGCTCAGTGCCATCGGCATCAGTGACGCGGATTCCGTCAATATCGCCTAGGGCGGTCTGCCAGGCTTCGCGCAGAGGGGTCTCGTACTTCTGCTTGTACTCACCGGAACGCGTGTAGTTCAGATACCGCACCTCGGTGTCCAGCTCCTCGGCGTTCTTCCGGATGGAATCCATCTCGGACTTCAGCGACTTGGTAGCCTCTTCGACTTCCTTCCGAGTACCTTCGGACCTAGCGCGCTCAAGCTCAGAGACCTTGGCCGCGAAATCGTCGCGCTCCTTCTTGGTCAAGTCGTACTGCTCACGGAACTGCTTGATAGACGTGGGCTCAGGCTTGGCGGGCTCAGCCTTAGTGGCCGGCGTTGGTTCATTCTTCTTGGCAGTAAACTTATCGAGGTTGAAGAAATCCTCGTTCTTGGGCTTAGCAAGGTCAGCGGGGGCAGGCGCCTGAACCTCTGGAGCGGATACCGCAGGCGCAGGCGCTACCTCTTGAGGAGCCTGCTGGGACTGTGATCCCATCGGGTTGTCTAGCCCGCTGCCTTCAATGGCATCGATTCCCGCAAATGCGTCAGCGTAATCCGCCCCGCGATCAGTTGGGGCATCAGGTGATAATAGGATTCTCATTCGAGGTTTTGAGTGGTAGTCGGTTTATCTTTCCGCATCTCTGCCAGCCCGTTGAGTTCATCAATCAACGCCTTTGCGCCCTGTCTGCGACAGTTGGCATTCCATCCGTGTTGAGGATTCTCTGAGGCTGGCAGGTTCCAGCAGAAATTATTGAACGCAACGAGTAGGGCAGCCTGTAAGTCCTGATTATCCAGGAGGCGCTTAAGCTCGTTGAGGCGCTGTTGGTTTTTTTGAAACTCTTGTTTTGGGGTCATTGGTTGAGAATATTGGCCTGAGTCTTGAGATCCATGGCGGCGATATCTGCGCGAGTCAGAGCGCCTTTACGCTGAGCTTCAGCAATCGTGCCAGCATTCTTTCGCTGCTGATCCTGATCGAAGGCGACCTGCTTCTGAGTGCGCTTCTGTTCGGAGTTTGCCGCAGCAATCTGCGACTTGGACTGCGCGGTGATGAGCATCGCCTGGATCTTCGCGGCCGTCTCGGGGTCCATTCCGTTGCCAGCTGCGCCGGCTTCGGCCTGAGCTTGAGCCTGCTCTTGGAGGCGCTGCACGTAACCCTTGATGTAGTTTGAAGCCTGGCCGATGCCGTCGTTGTAGACCTTGATGTTCTGCTCCTGGCCCGGGTCCTGAGAGATCAACTGGATCTGCTCCTGGATATGCTGGATTACGTTGGCCAATCCCAGCACGCGATCCATCGTGGTCATGCCGCCACCTTCCTTTTCAATGCGGCCAATGGCACCACCAAGCATCTGAAGCAGAGTCTGGATGTACTCAGGGCGATTGAGTGCGCTTGCGATAACGACAGGCTGACCGTCGATAAGTGTGCCCCACGCCAGGGTAGCGCGTTCGACAGCCGGGGAGACCGGCTTGTTGTCTATCGGAGCCAAGCGATTCGCCAGGAGGGGGTCATCAGTGTTGGCCTCGACGTACATATGCACAACCTCGGCCTGAGAGTCAGGCGACAGCAGGGGCCGGATAGCCATCAGGCGGTCAGCCTGAGCGATCTCCAGCATCTTGTTGCCGGAACCCATGACGCGCTCGGGCATGATGTCCCACGCGTCCAGGTTGTTAAACACAGACGGATCCACGCCTTCAGCCTCACATTTGCGGCGGAACGTTTTGCAGTCGGGGTGATCGATCGTGCAGAACCGGCGAGCGATCTCACGGTACTGGAACGTCTGCTGGGTGTAGGCGCGAGTCAGCATCGAGCCCATCAACGCGTTGGCGTTGTTTACGCGAGCCATCACCTCGGTAGCGGTCAGCTCCTTAGAAGAGCCATCGTTCACGTCTTGAGTGTAGGCCGCGCTGGACTCAGCCATGATCTGCCGGTGCATCGCCATGGCCCCTGAGAGCATCGTGTAATCAACGACGTGACGTTCAGATTGAGGAACCCAGGAGAGGCCCTCGGGAATCACGCCCATGTTGAACAGGTCGATCTTCTCCATGCGCTCCATATCGCCGTCGGCGACATTACGGAACAGCCAAAGCATCTGCTCGAACACTGAGTCTGTGAACTTACAGCGGAGTCGGTTCTGAAGGTGGCAGACAGCGTAGAGCAAATAACCCAGCGAACGCACCGAGTGCCAACGAAACGGCGGAACCACAGCGCCATCAGCAAACTGAATGTGCATCAGCTCGAAGATATCCCGGCCGTAACAGCGGTCGCCGGCATCGAAGAGCCACTGACCAGCGGTCTGCATATTGCCGATTCCGCTGTTGTACTGGTCAACGATGATGCGGCGGCGCCATGAAGGATCGTCGCTGGTCGTATCCAGGAAGTAGAAATCGTAGCACCGCAGCACCGGAGTCGCATCAGAGCCCCAGTAACCAGAGTTCTCCTTGAAGTCCTCCTCAACCTTCTCAGGGAAGTATTGGCCCGACCAGTCGTTCACCTGGAGACTGGTAGCAGCACGTTGAATCATTGCGGCCAACAACTCGTTGACCAGCTTCAGGTTCCAGCCGGGATCGACGTTCTCACCGCGAGTCATGCGGATTAGGTCCGCAGCCGTGAAGGAGGTGTAGATCGCGAAGTGCGACATATTCTCCATCGTGGTCAGCGTGTTCGTAGGAACCAGAATATCCTCAGTTCCACGGGCCGACGGGCACCATTCACGGTCACGCAACCAAGTCACCGGACCGATACCGTGCAGAACCGTAGCGGCAAACTGAGATTCCAGAACCGTGGAATACTTCGGAGACCGCTTCATCACGCGGTTTAACTGCTTGGTAATGATGTTGCCCCACTCAGTGCGCTTATCCCGGGGACCGGTATCCAGTCCAACCGAGAAGTAGTTCTGAGGCTTGAGGAACGCGTTGGTAAACTGCTGACGTGCAGCATGAATAATCCGCGTGCCTTCCAGAAAGTTGACGTTTGTCTGGATCCGGTTGTCGCGAGCCTCCTCTTCGCTGTATGGAGGATTACCGTTAAAGGTAGCGTTGATGCGTGCTCGATTGCGAGAACGAGGCTGTTCAGCCTCAAGCATTGCGCTGACTACATTCCAAACTTTACTTGGTTCTTTGAAACTCATATTGATCTCAGATTGCTTTTCGTTCCTGCGAAATCCAGCATTTATCAGGCATTTCACGATCGCCTAGGTAACTCAATGGCACCCAGACCTTGAGCTTCAGGTAGCAGCCGCAGACTTCGCAGGTGCCAGCATTAGACTCACCTTGAAGGATCATAGCCATGTCGTGGCGCAGCTGCTCCTGCTCAATGATAACCTCGCCAACCGTCTTCTCGATTGCGTCTGGCTTGGTGGGTTTGTTGTGAAGGCAGTGCAGACACGTATCAAGACGATGCTGCGCTACTGAGCGATCAACGGGAATACCTCCATCGCCCAACCATTCCGCAAGAATCCTAACGCCTTGCGCTGTGTTTTTAACCCTTTCCACCGCACGAGCGACAGCCTGATACCCTTGGTTGAGCATTGGTTTGAGTGGATTGAGTTGTTGTTTGCTGGGGAAAACGAGCTTTTGTGTAGGCTTCCAGATCACTCACCGCTTGTTCAAATGACGATGGAAGGTGGTTGGCGATCCTGTGCTGCTGAATCAATCGCGCCATCGAATGAAAATCGTAATTCATCGGGTTTGGCGCGGTCCATTTGGTTGTAGGTTCGTAGAACTGCCATCCACCGTTTGGAAACGTGCTGTAATTCATGCGGTCTAATTTTTAGAACGGCAGATCATCGGCGTCGAGATCAGGCTTCGGCGCGGTCGGCGCAGCCTCCTGGCGCGGCGCGGGCGCGGCACCTTCGCTGCGTTCCTTAAGAAACTGGAAGGTTTCGATCATAATCCGCGTGGTGGACCGCTTGTCTCCGGTCTTCTTGTCGTCCCACTCTTCCCGGGTTAGGCGCCCTTCAATCATCAACGGATTACCTTTCCTGACGTATTGAGCGAGCGTTTCAGCCTGCTTCCCGAACGCCTTGCACTCAGCAAAGTACACGTCTTCCTTCTCCTCACCAGCCTCGGTCTTCCAGCGGCGATTAACCGCCAAGCTCAGGTTACAAACAGCAGTCCCTTTCGGAAGGTACTTGAGTTCTACGTCTCGGGTGAGGTTGCCGATCAGGATGACTTTGTTGAATGATGCCATAAGGTTAGGAATAGGTTAGCGAATGTTCAGTATCCATCGTGCGACGCTTATCTGACAGACGTGTCAGCCACTTTGGTGTCTGTCGCTTGACAATACCAACCCCCTGCCCGCCTGCAATCTCAAATCCCGTTCTGCGAGCCATTTCAAGTGCGACCACGAAAGAGTCCCATAAATCAGGGGATCGGCCCATGCGTTCCTTGGTTTTGTGCTTGGGCTCCACGTCGATCAAACCAGTGCGGGAGATTCCCCATTCGCGCATAGACCCTTCCTCCGCGACCTCCCGAGGAAGTTTCCTCAGCTGCTTGGATTCGATCAGCAGGCGCGACGAATACCAGAGGGCTGTGACCATCTTGCCGTAGGCTTCACGCTCAGTCTTCGGATCACCTTTCCGGACGGGTCGATCTGTCGGCCGGCCACCAAACTCGATCGGCACCACCTCGGGCGACCACAGGCGGGCGAACGCAGACATCAGCGTGCCGCGTCCGGTGGAATCGAATCCCACTTGATCAGGCGGGATGTTGCGTTGCTTGCAGTACAGGAGCACGTACTCGGCAATCTGCTCCTCCGCCTGCTGCGCTTTGACGGCCGTTACCGGGATTACGATCGGGGCTTCAGCGAATGCTAGCACGATGCGTCCAGTAGCGTCTGGACCGTACTGAAGGTCGGTCATAACGCATCGGTCACCACCGATGCCTGAGTACGCTGCGTCGATCCCGATGATTCGCGTGATTTTGTCGGCGCCCTGCCACACGATTTCATCAAACGCCTGGTTTTGCTCGCACAGCGACATGGTCACAACGCGCCGTGTACCGCCGTCTCGGGGCAGCAGCCCGAGGTTCATCATCGAGAACTGCAACGAGTCTCGGCCGTAGTAATCCAAGTCCGCCTGAATCTGCTCCGGCGTGATGATGCCTCGGTACGGATTGGTGCCTTTCGGGAACTTCGCGTTCGGCGTGTCGTACCCGCATAGCTGGACAGCAACCCCTCCTGGAGCCCGCGTTCTCCAGGTGCGTGTTTGCTCCAGATACTCAATGCCTTCCCAGCCGCCCATCGTGGAATGCGGCTCACAGACAACTCCAAGCGCATCGTTGCGGTCCTTGGGATTCCCCATTGCGATCAGCTTGAACTCAGGATTCTTGCGAAGGTTAGCGACTGAATCGAGGAACCCTCGGCTCATTAGAGATGCCTCGTCTGCGATCAACATCACTCGGTCGTTCTTGAGTCCGACGTAATTTGAGAGACCAACAAACGTACCGCCGACCTTGCACGCTACACCGATGATTCCGTCGCGGAAGTCCTGCGCCTCGGCGTCTTGGTCAGAACTGGTCAGGATGAACCGGCTCTCAATAACGCGCCCTGGCAGCCATTCCCGGCGAGCCTTGGCCTTGTTGTGCAACTCTTTGATTGAGCCCCAGATTCGCAGCTGGAGACCCTCACGCGTCGTTGACGACATGATGATCGAGGTGCCAGTCGGGTAGATGTAAAACGTGCAGAGCCCAAAAGCTGCGGAGGTGTAGGTCTTGCCAGATGATCCTGGTCCCATGATTCCAACCTCTTGATTTTCCGCGAAAGTCTTGATCAGCAGGTCAGACCAGATGTGCCAATCGAAGTGAGGCCAGAGCGCCGTCATGGCTGCTTTGAAGTGATGATATTTCCCGCATCCGTACTTGACGCCGCCGGACATTATGTAACCGCCACGACGAACCATTTCAGCCTCGATGAGAAAGCGGTCTTTTGTACGCCACGGTATAGACAGGTAATCTGCGCTCTCATTCATCTTGCGGGAATCCTGCTGTGGCCCTTCAATCGGTTCAAGCGTCATGGTCGCAGAAAAAAATCGCATAGTAGACGGCCTCCTCACCGCTGAAGGTGGGGTGGACAGCGGTTTTTCGCCCTCACTCATTCAACCGAACCAGCTAGCATGGGCGGTGAACACAACGGTGCGCGGAGGATTTCCTAAAGCGCGGCCGGGGATTTGGACCAAGCTGCTGACGTTTAACGATCCTACGGTGGTCTACAACGGCGGTTACTACAACGCTGCGGTGCAAGCGGCTTTCAAGGAAGGGTTCTTTCAGGGGTGCGGAGCTTACATCAACGACAACGGAGACCCTTATATTTACGCTTCAATCGGAGGAAAAAACTTCCAGATTGACATCGGAAACAATTTCCTAGTCACAGATCAAACTCCTCAAATTTCAACGTTTTCAGTCAATACACGAGGCCGCGTATCAAATGTGGCAACCTACGTATGCGGTGCTCCTCATAACTTGTTTCCTGGCATGGTGGTGCGCCTGCCAGAGCCTGTTGGCGCCCTCTTTACCGCAGGATTCTTCGGCGATTTTGTTGTCCAGACGATTCCAAGCCCAACAACTTTCACGACCTACAGCCCAGGAGTTGATGCCGGCCCCCTTCTGGGGCCAAATTTTACTGGCTATTTGCTAGCGGCAAACAATCCGAATGCAGCTCACGTCTACTTTCAGCAAGCGGAGAACTGGCTGATAATTCAAGACGGCCTGAATGCTCCCTATCTCTACGACGGAACTTCGTTTAGACGATCTGCAAGCGATGAGGTTCCAGTTGGCGGCCCAATGGCATACGGAAAAGGACGCCTCTGGGTTGCGAACGGATCGGAATACTACGGCGGAGACTTGGTCTACGGTGATCCTGCATTTGGAAGAAACTCCGTCATTCGATTCACAGAGAACACATTCATCAATGAGGGCGGCGCATTTGCGGTCTCAAACGGACCGATCACAGGGCTGGCATTCGCGGCCAACCTGGACACGTCCCTTGGCGACGGCGACCTGCTGGTTTTCACCCCGACCGCCACTTACGCGTTTAACGCGCCTGTGGACCGGGACGTTTGGAAGGATCTCAGTTATCCAATCCAGCGATTCGCACTCCTGAATTTCGGATCGTTCAACCACGAATCTATCGTGCCGGTGAACGGCGATCTCTTTTTCCGCGCTCAGGACGGAATCCGTTCGTTGATCTACGCAAGACGTGATTTTACTGAGTTTGGAAACACACCGATCAGCCGGCAGGTTACTCGTGCAATAGCTTACGACACGGAGTTTTACCTAACGGCTGCTAGCTCCGTGAACTTCGACAACCGGATGCTGATGACCATTCAGCCTCAGAAGATCAACGGCAGAGGCATCGTGCATCGAGGACTCGTAGTGTTAGATTTCGATCTCGTCTCTGGAATGGGCCGAAAATTACCTCCGGCATGGGAGGGTGTTTGGACTGGAGTCGATGTATTCCAGATGCTCACCATCCGAATTCAGAAACAGGATCGATGCTTCATGTTTGGGTTGAATCAAGGGGACATCGGGCTCTTTGAGGTCACAAAGAACGGCCAGTTTGACTTCGATGGATACGATGATGTTCCGATCGATTGGACCATTGAGACCCGGTCGATCACGTTTGCGGAACCATCTAACAAAAAGCGCCTAGTAAGCGCCGAGCAGTGGTATGACCAGGTGATGGGCAACATCGAAGCCAAGGTCTACTTCAAGGCTAACGAGGGCGAGTGCTGGCAACCATGGGCTGAGATCAAGGATTGCGCCAAGTACCGCAACTGTGAACCAGGCGAGATTTCCTGCCCCCCTGCGGTGATCAACTGCCAGGAGGTAAAATACTACCAGCCCCCTGCAAGATCACGTATTGCCCTACCGCAGCCTCCAGACAAGTGCGACGTGCAGACCGGGGGATTTACCCGCGATGGCTATGAGTTCCAGCTGCGATACGTGAACACCGGCCGCTTCCGACTCAAGCGCGTGGCCATGGTTGCTCAACGTCTCCAGGAGGATATCTACGGCGATCTCAGCCGCGTCGCCTGTCCGCTGCTCTCCGAATAGTATGCCTTCTTCAAACCCAGTCGATTACGGCGCAGATCCCTGTGGACTGAGAAACAGCGCGTGGGCGATCAACGAATGTCTGTTTGCTGCGCTGCGTTGCGATTTTCCAGTGGGGACATTCCTGCTTGGATCGAGTCCTGGGGCGAAGATTATTAACCGTGTCCGCACCGCAGGCGTTGCGACGTTCAACACGTCCACCCCGCACGGACTGGTTGTCGGGGAAAAGATCACCTTGTACGGGTTTACAGACGGCACCTTCAATGGCACCGGGCCGTTACAGTTTGGATTTGCGGTTCTCAGCATACCTACTCCGACGCGATTTACAGTGTCGATGCCGCTGCCAGCATATCCCGATGCCCCCCTGGTCACCGAAGACGGCTGGATCAACCTCATCGGTGGCGGTTACACCTCGTCACTTGTGATGGGATACCCACCGTTGACGGGGGTCATAAACAATGTCGCGTTTACAGGCCAGGGCATTGGAAAGACGATCCTGAAGTTTGCTGACAACGCTTCAACCAAAAGAGGGGACACTTTTGGGTTTAATATCCAGATGCTGAAAACTCTGGGAAATTACACAGGGTCTGGAGCTGTAGGGGCACCTGGAGCTTACGCGGGCGCGCCCCTGAACAGCATCAACTGTAAGAACACCCTGATCGAGGATATCACGTTTGATGGCAACTACGCAAACAATTCGGTTGCGGATATCAAGATCGTATCGGTGCAGCGTACAAATGGGATCAACACGTACACCGTGGACAAGCCATTGTACGCACCTGCGCTTTCAGGGACTCAATTTTATTCCGTACCTCCTCCGGCATACATTCCTCCAATTTCACCTGCTCCGTACACTAACATCAGCGCGATTGGGCAGTATATCAGCAACGTGGTGACCACTGGCCCTGGAAATGATGCTTCGTTTGTTGGTTTTGGCAACATCACTAACGTAACTTCGTTTTCGTTTCAGCGCGACCTAAGGGTGGTGCTTTTACGTGCAAGAATAAATCCGTTTGGATATGCTATCTACACTAAGCATCCGCAGTGGAATTTTGGATTTACAACTGGAGATTCAATAAATGTTACAGGGTTTTCAAATGCATCTTTCAATGGCACGTTTATAGTTGCTGGATTCCTTTCAACCGAAGAGGTTTACTGCTTAAATGCAGCACCTACGACTGCAACTCAGATTTTTGCGTTTACACGAACCGCAGGAAATGCAATTTACGATACTTCAACTCCGCATGGTTTTATAGGAGGTGAAACTGTTTTAATAGAAGGGCTTTCGAATCCTGCATTTAACGGTACGTTTGTTGTAAATGGGTATCCAACACCAACTCAGTTTACGTGCGCTAACGCAGGCACAAATCTGCCAGTCACATCTAGTGTTGGATACGTTTACAAATTAGTAAATGAAAACGCCCGTGCTTGGGCTTATCCAAACGTGGCTCTTACGCCGCAAACAAAAGCTGGAGTAAACTCACTTTACACAGTCGCAGGAATCAATCACGTCGGAGAGAACGCGCTAGTTCAGAATAACCAATTCTACGACTTTGGAGTCGGGATTGCTGACGCTGAGACGTTCATCGTAAAATCGTTCCTGCCCATGAACGTGGATGACCTCACGGCTGGCGCTAAGGTGCTCAACAACGATTTCAGCTATCAAGGCAGAAACTCGATTCAAGGTACGCTGTACCCCGGAAACGCGGAGGCAAACACGCAGTGCGCTGTTGGCGGTTACTCCAGCCTGGTAAATCCAATCAACGTGGTGTCTCGTGTTGGCGGCGTTGCGACTTACACCTGCGTGATGAAGCACACGTTGAGGGTGGGGGATGTGGTGCTGGTGACGATGACTGCGGTTCAATTTGCTCAGCGCAATGGTGGTATAGCTACGTATACTACTTATGGAACGCATTTCGCAAATGTTGGCGCAACGGTTAAAATTCAAGGTATTGTTACTGATGCTTCATTTAATGGAACTTGGACGGTTGCATCTATTATAGACGATTTGAATTTTACTGTTGTTCAGGCGTTACCAAACGTATTTCCAGCAGTAGTAGCGAACGTCACACTTTACGTAAATTCGACAGTGGTAAGCATTCCGGACGCGTTTAAGTTTACAGTCAACGCGCCTGGCCCAAACATCCTCCCCGGCCTCTACCTTGACGGCCAGGTGATCATGCTGCGCAGTCGGAGAATCTTTGCCTCTGGATGCGAGTTTAAATACAACCGTGTCCAAGGCGGCATTGACGTGGTAAACCAGCAGAGCCCTGTCCATGCTGTCACGGCCCGTGAAACCAGCGGGATGGACGTTAGCTACAACAACTTTGACGGTTTCCACGATACCTGCTTTTACGTCGATTCCTATCATCACAAAGGAACACATATCCATCATAACTCGGCGTTGAACGTCTCGGCGTTTGTTTCCTTGGTTGTGCAGGATTGGTTTACGCTGATCGCTGCTACGGGAGAGGCGAATCCTGAGACCTACTCGACGTTGATCGCCGCTCACAAGGATATGCTGATTGAGAATAATGACGTTCTCTTGACTGGCCCAGCATCGTGGTTCTATCAAACTGCATACCCTCCACTGGATGCAGTGTTCCTAATCAACAATCACGACGTAAATAAATCCATCTGGTACTACCCGACGGACTACCAGATACCGATCTCAACCGTAACGCGTGCGGCAGGAATTTCCACGTTTACGACGGCTTCAGCTCACGAGCTTCAGGTCGGCATGGAGGTTTCAACGGTTTCGGTTACAGATGGCACGTTCAACGGAGTTTTTGCAGTTCTCAGCATTCCAGCTGCGAATCAGTTCACGGTTACAAATGGCGGCACACCTGGAAGTTCAACCGGCGGTTTCCTCGGTATCAACAGCCCGGTCCACTTCCCGTGGGAAATCAAACCCATCGGATTCCAGCGCACTGCCGGCGTCGCCACGTACACAACCAACAAGGCGCACCAGCTGGTTTTTGGCGCTCACGCGACCGTTGAGGGGCTTAGCAACGCTTTATTCAACGACGAGGTAATTGTGACCGGAGTTCCTACGCTGACGACATTCACCTGCGCGAGCCCTGGTCCCAACGTCGCGTTTACATCATCAACCGGCAACTTCCTGAGGTACGTCGATAACATCCAGATTGGATGCAACACGGTGCGCCGGTTGAGTGGAAACGGATTGGCGGTAAACAACGGTGGCAAGTTCGGGAGCGCGTTTCTCCAGGGACGCCCTAGCCGCTGCGTTGCGCCTCTTGAGCAGTTCTTCTATTTCGATTGTCCCGAGGGCTGTTTGGCGCTTGAATGCGACCCAGGCCCGTGTAAGCCAAACGACTATCTTTACCGCATCTAACCATGGCAACCGTTGATATTTCAGCCGGCACACTGCCGCCACCAGCCTGCTACGCGTCCGAACAAGATCGCCTTGACGCTTACGCTGCCGCATTGATCGGAAACCTGAACAGCGGAGCAGAGTGGGCAGCCTCTCAGACAGCGCCTGGAAACAGCGGGCTGTACTGGCTTCGGACTGATATCAGCAATCGTCCAGTTGAGGTGTTGAAGTTTTCGTCTGCGGCCGGAGATTCTCAATTCATTCGACTGTCCAGTGAAGTGGTGTTTGCTGGCACCTCTACCGGCGCCGCTGGAGCTTACGCGGTCATCAACTCACCGCCATATCCAAGCCCGGGGTCAGCTTATCGGACCGGACAGATTTACACCTTCCTTGCAAACCACACCAACACTGCTGGATGCACACTGAACGTCGATGGCCAGGGAGCTAAGACGATCACGAAGGATGGCGCAGCGGCGTTGACCGCAAACGACATCCTGATTGGCCAGGTGGTTTCAGTGCTGTATGACGGCGTGAATTTCCAGTTAATCACTCAGAAGCGGGATTTGACGCGGCAGAGTTTAAGGCAGTTTTTGACGTATGAGTCGGCAACCGTACCTATAAACACAGCAGGAGTTTTTCAAGCGTTTAACCATCTTTTTAAAAACGACGTAACACTTGTCCCTGTAATCCCAGCTACAGTCAGGGTTGTTCTTAAAAAGATATCGGCAGATCCTCCTGATATTTTTACAAATACTGTATCTCCTTCCATTACATTTCCTTGGTATTTTGGTCAAGAAGTTGATTGTTTGAATTTACTTTCACTGGGCCCACCTTCGTCGATACCAACATTCAAATATCTTGTAGATACCACGCAAATCAACGTGCAAACGACGTTTCAAGGTGGAATTATTTTGCCGGGTATGTTGCCAGTTTTAACTCCCGCTAATTATCATTTAAAGGTATACGCAACTGCGTACAACCCTCTGTTCGTTTTCCCATGAGAAAAACCCTCGCCCAAGCCAAGAACTCCACGATCCCGCAGGCAATCGGTCTGGCCACCTGCGACGAGCGTTTTCTCCAGCTGCTTAACGAGGCTCAGGCCCGCTTGGCAGACATGGGTAAGTGGTGGGGCACGTACAAGAAGTTACGCGTCTGCGTGACCGCCGGCTGCATCACCTGGCCTCGGGAGGTCAAGACGATCGAGGCGATGAACCTCTGCGGCTACAACATCCCCATCCAGAATCAGTGGTACGAGTTCCAGACGGACACCCGCGCACCGCGCACCGGATGCGGCCGTGAAGGATGCGAGCAAGACCAGTTGCTGGATCGCGGCATGGTGACGCAGTTTCGGGACTCGGTTGGCAACTGCTACATCAGGGTGACGCCGCAGCTCTCAGCTGATGCCGGTAAACGCGTGCTTCTCCAGGGGCTTGATCCCAATGGGATCCCAATCCGTACGTTGGACTCGGTCACCGGAGAATACGTCTGGGGTGAGTACGTCACGCTTCCAAACCCCTCTATCACGGCCTACGTCCGGACAAGTAATCGGTTCAAGCAACCGGGTCTGACTGGCGCCCAGAAGCCGCTGACTCAAGGAAGCCTGACGATTATTGCGGAAAACGACACAACTGGTCTATTAACTCAGGTCGCAGTCTGGGGCCCGAGCGAGCAGAACCCTGAGTACCGTCGCACCTACCTTATCGGGATGCCCGAGGTGTGCGGTGGGGCTAATTCGTGCAGCACCACCCAGGACAATTGCTGCATCGACAACGGAGACGGCTGCGTGCCAGCAGACGAGACTTGCACCAACACAGTTGTGGAAGCGATCGTTCGCCTGGACTTCATACCGGCAATCGTTGATTCAGACTGGCTGTTTATCGGGAACCTCCAGGCGATCAAGCACATGATGAAGGCGATCCAGAAGGAAGACCGGAATCAGTACACCGAGGCTGAGCGCGAGATCCAGCTAGCACTTCGGTCGCTTCGGAATGAGCTTGAGGCGTACAGCCCCAACGAGCGCAGCGTAATCAACGTGCAGCCTTTCGGGTCTGCTAAGATTCAATATCGGTTCGGTGGATTCATCTGATGACTGAGGAGCTTCCAGTAGCCGTGCAGCCTGTTACGTGGTTGGATTTTCTAACCGACGACGGTGTTCTGCTCGACGATCGTCTGGATCGCTGGGAGGCGTTTGTATCCGACAAGCCACAGATCGAATGCCCGCTGACGCATACTTACCCAGAAGGGTTGTACGTGCGGGAAATTTTCGCTCCAGCCGGGTCGATTATTACCAGCCTGATTCACAAGTTCGATCACCCGTTTTTCTTGCTTCGAGGAAAGCTGACGGTGATCAGTGAAACCGAGGGCCTGGTCACCTACACGGCGCCGATGTACGGAATTACCCTACCGCAGACACGAAGGGCAATTTTGATCCAAGAGGATACGGTTTGGGTAACTGTCCATCCTAATCCTCTGAACAAGAAAAATCACGAAGAGATACGCAACGACCTTACTTACGTGAGGTCTAACAAATACTTATTATGTCTTGGGTAGGAACAGCAATAGGAGTTGGAGCCATCGGCTCATTGGCCGGAGGTGCCATGTCTGCATCGTCTGCTAGCGCCGCACGCCGACAGGCCGCCGACGCAGCAAACCTTCCTGGAATCAACATTGGATCAGCGCTTGGAGAATCCTCATTGAACGCGCCGCGTGCCCGTGAAATGGAGGCTCAGCGAAATGCGGTCAGTCGCGCCCAGTTGCTGGAATCGCTCGGAATCCAAATCCCTGGATACCAAGAAGGCCAAGCTCAGCGCACTCAGAACGCGATGGCATTACTCCGTGGAGAGCTTCCTCCGGACGTGCTAGCTCAGGTTCAACGCAAGGCCGCTGGTAAAGCTGTTCAAGGGGGTTACGCAGGAAGCGCAGCTGGAAGAAATCTCGTGGCGCGAGACATCGGTAGGACCAGTTTTGATCTTAGTAATCTTGGAGGGCAACAATTTGCTAATATTATCGGCACGACTCCAATGGCCCCGTTAGCCAACTACGAATTTACGCCGCAACAGATCGCCTCGCTTCGTGGAGGTGAGCGTGGCGCCCAGCAGCAGGCACTGCTTGGAGTTGCTGGTATGCCGAGCGCAAGTGGAGTCGCTGGTCAGGCATTCGGATCTCTTGGATCAGGGTTAACCAACCTTGGATTCGCGCAACTGGGAGCGCAAACTCGCGCTAATGCTGGCATGAGTGGTGATTGGGATTATTCAACCGGAATGCCGACAGGTTACGGTCGCCAAGGACTAAGCTAAAATTTTATGGCAAACCCCTTCTCAGGACTCGAAAACATCGGGCAATCGTACCTCCAAGGCGTGCAGCTGGCGAATCAGCGGCAGTATAGGGAGGAAGCAGCAGCGCAGCGTGCTGAAGATACGCGGGTGCGAGGGCAGTATTATCAGGACCTCGTTGATCAGCGGCGGGAGGCGGCGGCGTTGGCGGCGCAGGGGCGGACAGATGAAACGACGCGGCGAACTGCTGCGGACTTGTTAGTAGCAAAGCAGCGTGACGACACGCTGGCACTTCGCTTTGGAAAAAGCCTTGTTCGTGATGAGAAAGGAAACATTGACCTAATTGGATCTGCCACCAAATTCGAAGAATCTGAAAGTCAAAACAAATTTTACGAAACCGCTGGATTAGCCGCAGCCCTTGGAAAACCACTAGAGGGAATTGACGAAAAAATCACTAGAACCAAGGCGTATCAGAGTGGAGTGGCGCAGGGGATGGTGGAAAATCTGAAGAACGAGACTACGCTTCAACGGGTTCTGGCGTCGCAAGGGATGCTTACAGTGCAGCCGAAAGCGCTGCCGGCAAATCTTGAACCATCAATTAGCGGGCCGTCGCAGGACACTGAGTTCAACGTGTTGAAAGAGACAGGGCAAACACAAGGTGTCCCTGAAACTTTAATTCAACCGCCTGCAAGGACTGCTCCTCAAGACGTTCCAAAGGGATATCAAGATACCAACCTTGGAGGCAGAATAGTCCGGATGAAAATACCTAAATCCGAAGCGGTAAAGGTTGATCGCCCGTACACGGTAAACATTCTGGACGATGCAGGAAAAATCCTCAGAACGATCAAAATGAGTGCCGAAGAGTATAGTGCTTACGAGGCTAAGCAGGCGTCGATTCCATCTGGCGCACCTGCTGTCACAAACTCTGCTCCCAAGCTTCCAGGGTTTAATTTTAATATGAGGACTGGTGGTTTTGACCCTTATAATTAATTCATCATGCCACGTATTGTTAAAATTCCAGGCGTTGCCGAACTCTCGTTTCCTGATGATCTCGGTGAAGACGCAATGCTTGAGGCGACTAAGAGTTTCTACGAGCAGTCTAAGCAGGGTGCAATAGGGGCCGCTAGTTCTGCCGCAGTTCGTGAGCCTGCGCGCCAAGTCGGCGGAGCAATGAAGGCTCTTTCGCGACTTGGTGATTGGTTTCAACCGCCTGACTACAATCCGGAGACCGGAGACCCTATTTGGCAGAAAGCTGAATCAACGTTTTTTGGACCTGAGACCACGGTTCCGGTTGAGAAGCCGGCGCCGGTCCCCATCGAACAGACGGGTTTGTATCAGGCCGGCGAGTCACTTCAGCGAGGTGCCGAGAAGATGTTCCCGGTCAACCCGTTGCGCTCGGAGGATTTTCTCACGCAAGTGGGCTCTGGAATTGGATCACTGCCGACCTCGATAATCCCTTACGCCGGACCGTTGATCTACGCAGCTAGTGCTGGTGAAGATGCCGCTGAAAAGGCTGGTCGATTTTACGACAACAAAATCTCCGAGGCGATGGCGTCTGGAAACCGCGCCGAGGCAGATCGTTTGCAGGAGGAGAAGAAATATCAACAGGCGCTTCAATTTGGAATCAACGCGCCGTTAGGCTATGCGACCGAACGCTTCATGGGCGTCGTTCCAGGTCTTAAGAAAATCACCGAAGGCGGAGGAAAACTACTTCCTAAGCTCGTAGCTGGACAGGCAGTTGATAACACAAAGAAAGTTGCAACCTTCCTTACTAAGCAGGGGTTAAAAACCGCAGGAGGAGAATTTCTTCAAGAAGGTTCGGAGCAAGTAGGCGGAAACATCGGAGAAAAGTTCTACAATCCGGATGCTGAATTTACATCTGGAGTCTTAGATGCGTCAGCAGCTGGAGGAGCTGTTGGCTTCCTCGCCTCCGTGCCATTGAATTTGCTTGGGTCTAAGCTGCGGAAGAATCGGCTGGATAAGCTTCAGGAATTCCGAGATACCAGATTGGCTGAAGGGCCGCTGTCGGGTCAGCAAGTCAGCGAAATCAATAAAAGGATAGTCTTAGGACAACCGCTAACAGAGGGTGAGCCAGGAGCTTTTTTAAGCCTTCTGAGCGACGATCCATCTACTCAGTCTTCAGTCGGAGGAAACAACGCTGAACTCCTCCCCAACGCCACAGCCACTCTCGCTGGCATCAACTCCGGCGGCGCGCCTTCTGGACGGATTAGCATCACGCCACCAGAGGAAGGCTTGACTATTCCGGAAATGCAGCTGGAGACAGAGGCTGCCGGGGAAGAAGCAACTCAGACGCCAGTTGAAACTGTTGCGCCCGTTGGTCCAATCACCCAAGAAGCGACAGACCTTCTCAGTAAAGTTGATGCCGGTGGTGTTCCGATGTCCGTCACGGCAAACCTGGAGCGGATTGCTAACGAGAATGGCATCACGGTTACCGGCGCTGATACCCCGAACACGATCATTTCGCAGCTGCGACAGAAGCTAACCCCAACCACCACCGAAAATGCCGTTCAAGAACAAGGCGCAGGTCAAAGCCTGCTTCGCGCAGAAAAACCGCAACCCGAAGTCCAAATGGGACTGTCAGAAGTGGATCAAGGAGGGCGGCCTGCCGAAGGAGCAGGGGCCGAAATCCAAACGGAAGTACAGCCGCTGACGATCGAGGAGACCAACGAGTATAACAGGATTGTTGACTTACTTAATGGAGCGTCTGCATACGATATGCTTGAGGAGGAGCAACTAAACCGCTTCGAGGAACTCGCCGGCCGTGTTGGCGAGCTAGAGCGGGCGGGCTTTGATTTCGATGAGACTACGGGGTGGACTAAGCCTGGGGTCACTCCCGCTGCTACTGCACCTGTGGCGCCCACGATTTTTCCTGAAGAGACCACTCAAGTTAGTGCGGAACAGCAGGAAATGGAGCGACTACGTAAGATTTTTACTGGTCCTCCGAGACCGCTTTCAGTTCCGGAGACGGTGGTTCCTGCTCCCGCTCCCGCAAAACCTCGTTCCGCAACAAGTTTGGCTGAGATTGGTGAAATTGGCGCCGCAACGGGTGAAAACTTAAGGGAGACTTTATGGAACGCTTTCTCAACTGGCCAAGGTCCTAAAATTACCTCGGAAGATCCTGTCGTAAAGAACGCGAAAATTGTTGCCAACAAAACCGGAGCGACGATTCAAAAAGCTGATTTCCTCACGTTTGCTGACGAGTTTTCAAAAGCCCAGAATCCGGCCGATAAAATTGCTGCGATGCAGAGCTTAGCAAACAAAGTATCACCAGCACGCCCCACCCCACCAACGCGCACCGTCGTACTAACCCCAGGTGCGGTTACGGTAACTCAGACTCCGGTTAAGCCTACCCCTCCTGTACCCGCTCCAGCTCCGGCTCCATCAACCATTTCCGATGAAAACCAAACTCTACTCAAAAACATCGGCATCATCGCAAAATCCAATGCGGACGGCACGATTTCACTCTCTGGCGGGACGTTCAGATGGAAAGACGACATTAAAGAGTTCGGAGGACGCTTTGCGGATAAATCGTGGCGAATCTCTGCCGATGGGTTTGGAAAATTCATCGAACGAGCAAGACCTAGTGCAACAGTTACTGTCGGACAGCCAGGTGGCCGACCAGCTTACGTCGCCGATTCTGGCCTCCGAAAACTCCGAGCGGATGCTGACAACCGGCCCGACCGAAGCGGACTTGATGGAGGTGTTGGGAACTATGTCGGTGAGGATACGCAACAGCTGATACGCCAAGGGGAGGCTTTCGGTATCCCCAGCATCGTGATTGACGAGCAGATTGAAGACGTGGCGTTGATGGTCCAGGCGTATCGCCAAGGGCGACCGCTCTTCATGCTCTCCAGCGCACCGGGCACTGGTAAGACGTTCGTGTTGGGCGCGGCGATCCGAGAGCTTCGTCGCTCTGGCGCTAAAAAGATCACCTACGTAACGCTGCGAAAGGAGTTGATCACGCAGATAAAGCAGGATCTGAAGGACTACGACATCGGCGACGTAAACTTTATCACCTACGCGGAGATGAAGGACCGCCCCGCAGAAGCGTCCGACGTGCTAATCTTTGATGAGGCTCACGCGATTAAGAACCTGTCAGGCGACGGATCTGAACAAGCCAAGAAGGCTCAAGAATGGATGTCCCAGACTAAGTTCCCGGTGCTTTCAACGGCCACGCCATTTGAAAACCCAGTTCAGGCTGCGTACCTCGCTAGCACCGGCATATTTGAATCGTTTGGTGGGTTTAAAAACTTCGCCCTGGCCTATGGAGCGACATCAGTAAACACCGGCAACGACACGATCTTGGTTTGGAGACGTACTAATACCAGCGACGCCGACCAGGTGGCTGCGCGGAATTTCTTCAAGAAAGAAGGTATCTTCACAGCAAGAAAGACTCGTCTTCCAAAGGACCAGGTGGACTCGCGCCTGGTGAAAGTTACGGCCGATAGCGAGTACACCAAGATGTACACGGAGTTCGAGAAAGCCGTTGAAGAGAACAAAGGTTCCTTGGCTGGATTCTCAAAGGCTTGGATCAAGAACTTCCAGAAGCGTATCTTGGAGGCGTCCAAGATCAACATTGCTATCAACGAAGCTAGCAACGCACTCAAGGCCGGGCGCTGGCCGATCATCTTTGTTGAGACCAAGGCGGAACGGAAGATCGACATTCCGAGGCTGATTGACCTTGAGGCCCAGTGGCGTCGCGAAACAGATCTTGCGCGTCGCATGAACGAGCGTGGCCCGAGTCGGGCACAATTTGGCCTGCCTCCGATGGGCATCACTGACGTGCTAGCCTCATTCATGGAAGAGACAGGCATCTCAGTGATTGAGATACCGTCTGCTGAAGACACGATCAAAGCCAAGTTTGGAGAAGACAATGTCGCGATCTTCACTGGATCTGTAACACCCGCCAAAGCTCAAAAGAATCTCGATAAATGGCGCGGAAATAAGCCAATGGTCCTGGTCGCCACTATGGCCAAGGGCGGCACCGGACTGTCGTTGCATGATAAGGTTGGAAATCACCAGACGACCCAGATCAACGTCAACCTGCCATGGACCGCCACTCAGGTGGAACAGGTGTCGCTACGGTCCGCACGGTACGGACTCAAAGGTATAGCGCAGATGCAGTGGCTGTTCGCGGATAACATTCCGTTTGATCGCGAGTTGGCTCAGCGAGTTGGCTCCCGCATGGCTGATATGGGCGCGCTGGTTCACGGCGAACTCCCGACGACAGCTGCGAGCATCCAGAACTGGAACTTTGAAGATGATTCGTTCTCAGAGGCCAATGCTGACCAAGCCGACAAGAATGATCTGATTAAGCAGGAGCAGCCGCCGACGCCTCCGGTGGCTCCCACACCTGCACCCGAACCTGCCGCACCGCCCGTCACTGCCCCTAAGAAGCGCTACAAAGCCCGTGAGTGGGCGTCCAAAGGAGACATCCTAGATGCCATCATCAGCCTCGGTGGCGTCATGTCTAAGTCTCAGGCCAAGAAGGAAAAGCGCCTAGAGAAGATCAAGGACCTCTACGACGATGCCCCAAGGCTCGATCCGTACTTCAATAAAATCTTTGGAGGAAGGTCACGCGGTACAGCGAGCCGAAATCAGCCAGACCAGTTGCTCGCAGAGCTTGCCACAGAAAACCCTGGCAAGTACGGGGACATGAGCGTGCCTGAGTTCTGGGCTGAAGTTGAGAAGGCTGCACGGGGCCGCAAGGGGGACGTGGTCGCAATGAAGCAAGAGGCTAAGGCCGCCGCTGCCGGCGCCGAAGAAGCGATGGGCCTCGACGCGTTCTTGCAGGCGCAGGATGATGCGTTCGTAGATTCTCAAACCGAGGGGATGCAGAATGCTGGAGAACCAGACGGACCTGTTCAAATCTCAGTCGGAAGTCTTGCGATCGGAGACAAGTTCTCTGTCCAGGGCGAGTCGTTTGAGGTTACAGCTGTCACTCCAGATGGAGAGTACACGATTCGTGATGGCGACAAATTTGGAGTTCAACAGCTGACCGAATACGACACACTGTTTGTCGATGAACCTCCTGATCGCGGAGGCGGAGATGCGTTTGAATTTCCTACCGAAGGGCCGGCTGCGCCTACCGAACGTAAGCCCCGTCTCGCAGCTGGACAGAACCAGGGAGACTTAATCTCCAGCACACAGGTCGAAGACTTTGCCCTGGTTGGAGAGAAGGGTGTAGACCTCGAAGCTCGTAAGCAAAAGGCCCAGGCCGCCGCTCGTGCCGCTGCTGAAGCTAAGGCGGCCCAGGAGAAGGCGCAGACGCAGATAGACCTAGGCGACGCCGTCGCCGAAGCCTCCGACGCGATCGCCCAGTTCGTTGAGTCTATCACCCCCAAGGCTGGCATCACCGAGGGCCCCACCCCAGAGGAGTCTGCGCGCCGGGTTCTCGAAGCCCTCGTTAATCTGGCATCCGTCGCGATTCGAGCCGGCGTCCGAAACGCATCGCTATGGGCGACCAGCTTGCAACTGAAGCTCAGCCCGGCGTTGCAGTACGCCTGGGACCGCGCTCAGGGATCTACGGTTGAGCCCACGCCAGAGGTTATCGCTGATGTTTCCAGCCTGCCCGAGCGGGTAAATGGCAGCGACTTCGGCATGATCTACAGCACGCCTGATAAGCCGGTTAAAACCAAGCGCGGCGCCTTCGAGGACACTGTCGCCGGTCGCCGTTCCAGAACTCCCGAGGTGCAGAAAGCCGGTGTAAAACTGGCGGTTGATGCGTTTAACGAGGCGGGGATTAAATTCCGCCAGGTGGCAGACGGGTTGTTCGCGCCGGTCGATGGAGTTAACCAGGAGGATGCTGGAAGAAAACTGATCGAGGTCGCTAAGGCGAAGATCGCAGAGGCTAAGAAGCAAGGCCGCAGCGATACCATAGCGGAACTGATTCAGTCGCTACGCAACGACTTCGGTGCCTCCGAGGCATTCAGCCTCGATACCCGCGATGAACTCTATCTGATCGGTCAGTCCGAGGCGTCTGAGTTCGGCAAGAACCTGGCGAGCTTGAAGGCATCGGTGAAGGACTTCGTGGCCGTTGCTCGCAACGTGCGCGGATTCCTGACATCGGCCATCTACGACAGCTTTAATGGTGAGAGCGTCAAGGGTGTGATGGACAAGATTATGACCGAGTTCCGTGGTCAGTTCACTGAAGCGGAGATCCAGAAGATCGTTGGCGAGAAGCCTGACCTCCAGGAGATGCTGAATCGGTTTGGAATCTTGGCGTTAGCCGATACCGGCGGCCGTGTGTACCGCACTGTCCAGGCGCGTCTGACGACCAAGAAGCCGACAACCCAGAAGGCAAAGGAGCAACGCGCCCTTGAGGATGAAGCTATCGACCAGATTATCGAGAACGCTTTAGCCCTCGGGGTTACCGAGCCTCCCCAGCCTCCGAATCGAAAGCTCACTCCCGACGAGCGCCTCGCGCTGATGACTAAGCCTGCGACCCAGGCCAAGGTCCAGAAAGCCACCGAGGATGCAGTCAAGCAGGCCGAGTTCAACGCTGGATGGGCGGTTATGATGGCCAGCGCAGCCGGCAACGAGGAGCTTAGTGCTCAGTACCAGGAAGCCAAAGACGCCGGAGAAGAGCCTGATCCAGAGGCGATCGAGGAAGGTCTCGACCTCCCGAAGTACGCTCACTGGCGCACGATCCGCGACGGGTTCCTGAACTACTCGCCGACCACCCTGAAACTCGCCCAGGACGTGATCCGTGGCCGGTTCAAGGGCACGCAGTTCGGAACCAAGAAGGTTGCCCCTCCGGCGCCTGCCAAGATCAACCTCGTTCGCCTGGTGCAGTCTCCCAACGCCGAGATGAGCCGCGTGATCGGAGAGCAGCTGACCGCTATCGAAGGAGTGATGGACCTGGCCGGCGCGTCCCCCGAGGCCAAGGCCCGCGTGATGCAGATGGTTACAGCCAATGTGGGTTCTCAGATCCAGCTGGCCCGCCAGCGCGTGCTGAATAACTTCCTGGACGTGAAGGCCAAGACTGGCCCCACAACCGCGAGCGATAGTCTTCAGCGGCTAATCAACGCCGGCATCACCGAGGATAAGCGCTACCAATCTGAGCCCACCCGTAAACTCCTGAAGCGCGTCGCCAAGACCTACCTGACTGCCGATGAGCTTTCAGGCATGGCGACCAAGACTCGGGCCGAGAAGCTCGCGTTCCTCACCGGCAAGCTCAATCAGATCACGGCAGCTGAGAATCTGAAGGATGAATGGATGCAGGGTGCGGTCTGGACTTACCTGACTGAGCGGATGATGGAAGCTGAGAACGCAGCGGTATCCCAGATCGTGGGCGCCAAGGACGTTAGCTTCGATCCAGCTCAGCCGAAGACCGACGCACAGCTGGCGGCCGACCGGGCTAAAGCTGTCGATCGCTTAGCAGGCGGTATCCGTGCCGGCCTGCTGGACCAGCGCATCGCTGAGAGCGTCGCTAAGAACCCCGCGTTGCAGCGGCTGGTTCCCAAGATGAGTGACCTAGTGAAGCGGGTTCTCAACACCCCGCAAGCTGGTCAGGCAAAACTGGCCCAGGCGTTCTCAGAGGCTCTACTGGCTGAACTTGCAATCGACCAGGCGTTGGCCGACAAGACGGGCCTCGCGCTGGCCAAGGCATTCCAGGTGAAGTTTGAGCGGGCTCGCATCCAGGCACTCGACTTGGCGGTGAAGAATCTCACCCCGAAACAGCGTGAGGAAGTTGGCCCAGGTCGCCCCCTGTGGCAGAAGATCGAGGAGTTTGTGAACGCAGGAGGCATGAACTCAGCGGCGCTACTACAAAGCATCGCTAAGAAATCAGGCTGGAAGGTGCCGACCGACGAAGAGGTTTCCCGCCTTCGAGACCTGGCGCGGCTGGAGCAGGAACTCAGCACGGCCAGTGAGGAGGAGATTAAGTCAGGCCAGACCGACGAAGATGTTGCTGCTAAGAACGCTGGCCCACGCCAAGACATCATGCGTGAGATCCAGATGCGCTGGGCGCGGATGACTATGCCAATCCGTGGCAACAAGCAGAACTTGGCCAGGGCGATCAACGAGGTCACCTCGGCTAACCTGCTGTTCAAGATGAGCTTCATCGCTAAGCAGTTGATGGACGTTGCTACGCAGATGTTCTACTACACGCCGACACGTGCAGTGGGGACGGCGGTAGAGCGGTTTAAGACTAGCCGCGATCCAAACCGAACGACTCGCCTGTGGAAGGATACCAGTAACGCGCTCGAAGACGCCTACAAAGCGCGCTTCAAGGCGCTCAACATGGCGCTGACGTCAGCACTGGAGGCGGCCAAAGGTCGAGCCGAGAAGGATACCATCATGGGTATCCAGAGTGGTATTCGGGCGCTGGACCGCCTTAACGCGCAGGCAACCGAGTATTACAAGAAAGGCGACTACGCACGCGCTACTGTGGCTCGCCTTATTAGCCTCACCCAGTTGGCTTTCCGGTTCGCTTCATCCCTCGACGCGTTTCAAGGGGTCCTGGCCGAACAACAAGAGATCGGAGCATGGACAGAGTCCCAGCTGCGTCTTCAAGGGATGGCGCCTGAGCTGGCTCGCAAGACCGCCAAGACGATCATTGGAGACGCGATCGTTGAGTACGCGTTAGCTCAGTCCGTTATCGCAGACGACCCTAATATCTCACCGAAGGAGCGCCGCGCAGCCGCATGGAACGTCGTGCGTTCCCGGCAGTATCAGCGGATCAAAGCCGCTGGATTGGATGCAGGCGCGCTCAAAGAGATTACACAAGATCTCCGGTCAACCATCGGTTGGAACATCGAGGAGACCTCAGGTTTTGGTGGCTTGATCGGTAAGGGTATGAAGAACGCCAGCGAACTGATGGCTAAAGTTGGTATTCCTAATCCTGTCGGTCGGTTCTCGAACGCGATCGCCATCGGCATCAACCGGGCACTCACGTTTGCCGGTGGTGGGTTTGTACCGAATGCCTTTGAGGGGTCTGCGTGGTACAAGAACGAGGCCGACAAGGTTCAGCGTAAGATCGAGGCTGCTACTGGCCTAGGCTTGTCGGGCGTATTCGCGGCGCTGGTTCTGTCCGGAGCACTTCGAGTCTTCACAAGGTGGCCTGATGACAAGGAAGAGGCTGACCTCTGGGAGCGCGATGGCCATAAACCGAACACCATGGAGCTTGACCTGCCAGATGGAAAGATACTGCGAGTGTCGCTCAACACTGGACCAATCCAGATTGTTCGGCCGGCTTTAGCTGCGATCGGTCAGCTTCAGTATGAACAGGCAAGACGCAACCGGCTCAACCAGAAGGCTGGAGCCGCCGCTAAGAAGAAAGGCTTGAAGTTCGAGCCTAGGGATTTAACAGCTGGAGAAATCGGATGGGCACTAGCCTACGGCGCCTGGTCTGCCATAGGCCAAGGCCGAACCGCTTCCGGTCTGATCGGCTCCGGAACGTATCGCGGAGCACCCGACATGGGGAAGATCGCCGCCGCTACCGTGAGCCCGCTGATTCCGTTTGGTCCCCTCATGCGCGAGGCAACCGCTATGTCCGGCGCGCAGTTCAACCCGAAGGACCAGACGTTCATAAACCTCCTGGCGCCAACACCGTGGAGCGGAAAGGTTGACCGTAACTTCCTCGGAGACCCAGTGGGTACACCGCGCGCCACGGAACGTATTATGTCAATCCTGACGGGTGGCAGCGCAATCGTGGGCGGCAATGAAACTGACCGCGCTTACCAGGTGCTGGCTAAAACCGGATGGACTCCAGCGACCCAACAGAACAATCGGTTCCATCAGTTTGGACGCGTGGAACGGCAGGCTACACCAGAGGAGTTGACCAGGATGCAAGAGGTGCGAGCGGTCGAGCTTAAGACCCGCATCTCGCAACTCGATCCAGCGACAGCAACCAAACGGCAGCTGGACCGCATCGAAGATATCGCGAACGCAAAATCGAAAAAATCAGTGGGAATCCGATAATCCTGTATTGACGGTGCGTGGCACTTGCCATACGTTGACTGACGTATGAGCAACCTACAAGTCGCAACGCAGCAACAGCAACCTCTCAGCGCGTTCAGTTCGGAGAACGCGTTCGTCTCAGTCCAACGCATGGCCAAGGCCCTTGCGTCCAGCACCCTCGTTCCCGACGCCTATCGGGGCGAGGCCAACTTGGGCAACTGCATCATCGCGCTGGAACTCAGTCAGCGCATCGGCGCCTCGGTCATGGCTGTCATGCAGTCCATGGTTCCGATCCACGGCAAGCCCACCTGGTCTGCCTCGTTCCTGATTGCTACCGTCAACAGTTGCGGCCGCTTCTCTCCGATGCGTTTCCGCTGGGTCGGAAAAGAGGGGACAGATGAGTGGGGCTGCCGCGCCTTCGCAGTCGAGCGCGACTCCAATCTGGAACTCGTTGGCGCCTTGGTAAATATCAACATGGCAAAGGTCGAGGGTTGGTACGGCAAGTCTGGCTCCAAATGGAAGACCATGCCGGAGCAGATGCTCCAGTACCGGGCCGGCGCCTTCTGGTGCCGCACCTACGCGCCCGAGATCGCACTGGGTATGCACACCTCGGAAGAGGTCCAGGACACCCCAGCGGCCCAGCAAGTGGTCCAGTCGGTCACCGTGAGTTCATCCATCATGGACGTGACACCGACGCCTCCCGCACCTGTTGAGCCTAAGCCGCGCAAGAAGAAGGAGGCCGAGGCTATCGCAATCGTGGAGCCGCCCGCTCCCGCCGCTCCTGAACCCGCACCGGAGATCGTTGAGACCGCACCCCTCGCACCCGTTCCCGCACCGGAGCCTGAATTGGAAACCGTCGAAGGGACGCTAGCATCCGCTGGGATTACCTACGAGCAGCTGGTGAAGCTAGTCATAGAATTGAAGTGGTGGGAAAACCCCGAAGCCTATCCCACGGTGGCAGACCTTCCTCCTGATATCTGCAACTGGATCATCCGGAATAAGCGCGGTATCGGCCGTGCAGTGGTGAAGGCGGGAGGTGCGCTGTGAAGCAAATATCACTGCTAGGGCAATGCTTTCATTCGTTTAAAGACGACCAATTACATTGGCAAGGAGTTGTTATTGGGAATCCGGAACCAGGGTGGTATCTGATTCAACTTTGTGAGTGGGCGTTTGGAAATCCGAGTGATCGGCGCATCGTTAAGATCGAAGACATGAGTAAATGGGTCTTTTACAAGGATGATGAGCAGATGAAAGAAGCTTACGACCGCAAGTATTCAGGACAATTATAACATGAAACTTATCCACCCCATCGACGTAAACACCTACCGCAGTCACCCGGCGATCAACATCTCCAGTCTCAAGGCGTTCAGCCGGTCGCCAGCGCACGCTTTAGTCGGCTTTGAGGAAGAACGGGAAACCTCGGAGGCCATGAATATCGGCAGTCTCTTAGACCACAAGGTCCTCGGGACGCCGTACCTCTGGACCACGTCCCCCTACGACGACTTCAGAACCAAGGAAGCACGCGCCTGGAGAGAGGACCAGGAGTACCGCCGGGTCACAGTGTTCCGGCAGGACGCGATCGAGACTGTCGAACGCATGGTTAAGTCCGTCCGTGAACACCCGGTCGCCGGACGCCTACTGGCCGAGCCGGGTAAGGCCCAGGTCGGGATGTTCGGTGAGTTCGATGGCTGCGACCGGAAGGGCCTGATCGACTGGCTTCCAGATGCGACCCCGGTAATCGTCGATCTCAAGAAAACGAGGGATGCTAGCAAGGCTGGGTTCCGCCGGCAGATTGGCCAGCTGCGCTACGACGTGCAGGCGGCGTACTACCGGGACCTCTACCGGGATATCACTGGCGAGACCCGCGCATGGCAGTGGATTTGCGTCGAAGACCAAGTGCCATACGCGGTCGCCGTTTACCAGCTGGACACCGATTCGCTAGACAAAGGATCGACCACATGGCAGTCGTGGATTCGCCAGTGGATGATCTGCGAGGACACGGATTCATGGCCCGGCTACAATGGCGACTCGATTCAAATCATTCAATCGCCCACCTGGATTCTCAAAGATGAACCTCTCGCGTGAAGCTATTGAACGCCTGATGGGCCCACAGCCCACGATCACAAAAACCGTTGCAGTCGAGAAAACCAAGGAAGGTTGGAGCCCGATGACCGATAAGGAGAAGGCGAACATCCTGCGGTTCATTAAAGAAAACCCCACGTTTTCCTACAAAGAGCTGTCCAAGAAGTTTGGCCGCGCTCCGAGCGTGATCTGTGGTCTGTGTAAAAAAGCTGGATTGAAGATTCAAAAGAAACGCCCATGAACTCACTCATCTCAAACGCAGTGGCCCGTGGCTGGATCAGCTTCCCTCATCCAGCTGCGGTGACATCCCGGATGAACTCGCCGGCATACAATGCCCAACGCGCCTGGAAATTATGGA